TCGTGAACTTCTACTCCTCGAAGGGCTGGAAAGTAGGGTCGGCGGCGATGAAAGACTGGCGGGCCGCGGTCAGAACATGGGAGGGGCGCGATGGGCTAGGGCCGACAGCGCAGAGCGCAATCAAGGAACCAGGCTGGGACGAGATGGACGATGCCGAGCGGATGTACTGGGCAAAGCTATTCATCAGCACCAAGCGCGCCATCCCCAAGCACATGAAGCCCTATGCGGATCGCTGCCAGCACCAGGAGACGACAGTATGAAGCCGAAAGAGTTGCACGAATTGTTAGTTTCTCTGAATGCCTGCCCGGAAGCCCTGCTGTGGTGCCGCCGCAAGTCCCTGGCGGTGGCTTGGCGCACATCGAAGCGGGCTGATTGGATGCTGTGGCTTTGCGGAAAGATGGTTGACAAACCGGACTGGCCGACACGACAGCAGATCGTCCTTGCCGCTTGCGCTTGTGCCAGAACCGCCCTCAAGCACGTCCCTGCCGGCGAGAAGCGCCCGCTAGTCGCTATCGAGACAGCGGAGCGGTGGGCCAGAGGCGAAGCGAATATCCAAAAGGTAAGAGCCGCCGCCGCCGCCGCCTACGCCACCGCCGCCGCCGACGCCGCCGCCTCCAACGCCGCCTACGCCGCCGCCGCCGCCGCCGCCGCCGCCGCCGACGCCGCCGCCGACGCCGCCGCCGCCGACGCCGCCGCCGCCGCCGCCTACGCCACCTCCTACGCCGCCTCCTACGCCGCCGCCGCCAACGCCGCCGCCGCCGCTATCCCTAGAAGTAAGGCATTGGCGGCAATGGCGGTGCTAATCAGAAAGCACCTGAAGGTTCCAGGAGGCAAAGCGTGACGACTCAGCATGACGTTCAGCGGGTACGCCGGGAGTGGAACTGGCAGCGGGTGGATGAGCTGGTCCACGCCGCGAGCTGGGCAATCATCGGCCTGGTGATGTTGGGCTTGGTGCTGCTGCTTGGGATCGCGGCGGCGAATGGGAGGCTGACGCCATGAGCGGGGAAATTGAGCGCGACGGAAAATGGGTGCGGCCACGTTTTAATCATTGCACGCACGGCGCCACTACGCCCCAAGACGCCGCAGCCGCGCAGATGCTCGAATCAATCCGCAACATCCTAGAGGACATTCAGCGTTCCCAGATGCTCCAGTGTGACGTGCGGAGGGACATCTGGGAGATTCGGCTTGCGCTACAGCGGAAGCGGCGAGAGCCGAAGGCCAAGGCCAAGCGGAGGCGGCCATGAGCGCAGAGGGGAAGCACACGGCGACACCGCCGTGGGTCAGTCGTCGCCAGCAAATTTACGATGGCGAGGGCAATCACATAGCGCGCACGTTCAATGACGCCCCCGAAGGGAAGCGCGCCCAGCTCATCGTCTCCGCCGTGAACGCGCATGAGGGATTAATAGAGGCATTGCTTGATGCTCTTTCCGCCGTTGAGGATGCCGTCGGAGACGACTTCTGCGAAGAGATGGACTGGGAGGCCGCGAATGGGGAATTAAGCGGCAACGCCAAGACGATGCAGGAGAAGTTGTCATTAGCATACCGCATCTGCCATTCATGGAATACGCGGCATTGTTGCTTCTATATACATAAGAACTGGCGAAAACTTGTTACGCCGACATCAGGCGAGCGCGGCCCCGGAGGACATAGAACATGAGCCGCCTACTCCTAGCTCGCCGATCGCCCCGCGCCAGTGCGGGACGCAAGCCCAAAGTAGCCGAACGGGATGTGCTCCGGGCCTGCCTCGACCTGCTGGCCGTGAAGCACATCTGGCGCATGAGGGTAAACACGGGGGCTGTAGCGATGTCTGGGCCACAGCAAAAGCCGCGATTTGTTCGATTCGGCAGGAAGGGTTGCGCGGACATCCTGGCTGACATCCCGGGCCGTTCGCCATCGTCCTTCGTCTGGGTGGAATGCAAGTCTCCTGGCAAGAAACAGAGCGTTGATCAGGTGGCATTTCAGGTGGCAGTTGAGCAGGCCAAGCAGCGCTACCTGCTGGTGAGCGACGTGGACACGCTGGCGGAGTGGCTGAAATCAAGAGGTTTGTAGCGCCTTCGGGCGCAGAAAGAGCAAACGATGAGGAAACCGAAGAATACCAAAGGGCTACCAGAGAGAGTCCTCCCCGTGGCTCACTGCTGCGGACCCACTCACAACTTTCAGACATTACCAACCCAGCACGGCGAGACGCGAATCTACTGCGTCAATTGCGGAGAAGTCAGGGACGTGACCTGCTGATGGCGGAGTGGCTGAAGGAGCGCGGGATTTGACAAGTTTGCGCCGTGGCGGAAAAGACGTGGTTGCTGATACAACACGCGGCCTAAAAGGGGCGCTTATTCGCCCGCTGTCACCGGGTGGGTCAGGTGCGTCTCGGAGTGGCCAAGGAAGGCAGCCAAAAGTAAACGCTGGGCTTATAACGGCGGCTAGAGCAAGAGCCGTGGTGGATAGGGCCCAGTCCGAACAATCCATGAAGGACATCCGGGGTGGAGGCGGGAATCCCCGGCGGCGCAAATGAACTCACACCCTCAATACGGACCGTCGCCGCTGTTCGCAGGGGCGGACTACGTTCCCCAGCGCGACGACGCCAGACTGCTTACCCAGATTGACCGGATTCGCAACCTCATGGCGGACGGGCACTGGAGAACGCTGAAGCAGATAGGGGACGCGACCGGCGATCCGACGCCGAGCGTATCGGCCCAGTTGCGCCACCTCACGACCCCGCAGCACGGCTCGCACATCAAAGAGAGGCGCTACGCTGGTGATGGGCTCTTTGAATACCGAATCGTGCCGGGCTCAGGGAAACCGTACCAGTTACGGCTGAGGGCATCCGCGCCTACAGGGGGTGCTGAGTGAGTTCGGAAATGGAACTGACCGAGGCGGGGCGTTTGCAACTGGCAACCCTGATAGCGGAGGAGCGCCAGACGCCGATCCGGGAGCCGCTGATTGCGCGAAGTCAGGACTTAGGCTATCTGTGCGGGAAGGTGCTGGCGAACGAGGAGAAACGATTGCGGGAATCGGGCCAAAATCGGAGGCGAGCATGAACCAAGAAGTCCCACGCGAGCAGTGGCATTGCGCTAACTGTCTGATGACTGGCACACTCGATCTTCACGGGAGGTGTGGAACGTGCGGCTCAGGCCAAGTAGCCTCGGAGCAAGCGCGAGGGCTGAGCCGGGACGCTCGGGAATGCGCCGAATTGGAAAAGATGTTGGAATGCAGAGAGGAGCGAAGGTGACCCAACCCCCATTTGAAACACGCTTTTGGTCTAAGGTAGAGAAATCCCACAGTGGCTGTTGGATTTGGACGGGAGCGAAGAATGATACCGGCTACGGGATGCTACTCCGCGGCGTGCCGGCCAAGGGTAGGATCAGGGCCCATAGGTGGCTCTACGAGAAGACCAATGGTCCAATACCTCCCGGCCTGGAGCTAGACCATCTATGCCGAAATCGAGCCTGCGTTAATCCGCGGCACCTTGAGCCAGTAAGCCATAGAGAGAATATCCTGCGCGGGATCGGTCCATCGGCCGTCCATGCCAAGAAAACCCACTGTATTCGTGGGCACGAATTCACCCCAGCAAACACGAAACGCCTACCGCATGGGCGGGAGTGCGTGGAATGCAGGAGAATGCACAATGCAGCACGCTCTCGCCGGGGGATCGGGGGGAAGCCATGAGCAAGCCCAAGGGAGCGGGCCAGTGGCCGGAGTGGATTAGCGTGAAGGAGCGGTTGCCTCGCAAAGGCCAGCGCGTTCTCTGTACGTTCGCACCGACGACAGACGGGAAGCTGCAACTCATCGTCATAGACTCGCTTGACCGCCAGGAAAATAGTTGGGCGCGCGGAACACTGATAACCCACTGGCTCCCGCTCCCGCTCCCGCCCAAGAAAGGGAAGCCATGAAGAAGACGCCGGAGTTCAAGGTGGGGCAGGTGGTGGCATCTAAGCGGTCGAAGGATTTCTACGTTCGCATCACGGGCATCCATCGCGGCACCTACAGAGTTGCCGACCCGGAACTTGGCGCATCCGCCTACCGCGAGAAGTGGTTGCGCGCCCTGACAGCGCGGGAGAAGGGGTAGCCATGCCGACTGACGACAGGAAGCCGATGAGCGCCGAGAGGTTGGCGGTAATAAAGAGAACTGTTGGACTCAGCAGCGTGGCCCGCGAACTGCTCCGCGAGGTGGAGCGGCTGCGGGCCAACATTTACACTGGCCCCGAGTTGAAACTTGAGCCAGTCGAGGCGCAGCCCGAGCAGGTGTGCGCGAAGCCGTTGACTACTGATTTCGCAATGCGCCTAGACTTGCGTTGTACCTTGCTCGCCGGTCATTCTGGAAACTGCCAACTTGTCTTTCATAGCCCGCCCCCCCCCGAGACCCAGCCCCAGCAGGTGTGCGCGTGCGGGCATCCGTTATCTTGCCACGCGGGTGAGGCCGGCGGCTGTGCTGCGTGCGGTAGCCATCCCGATGATTGGTGTGATTGCGACGTGTACACCCCCGCCCCGCCTCCTGCTGCGCCCCGCGAAGGAATCGCACACGAAACTCAGGGCTACCCATCCCGCAGCAATCTTGGCACAGCCTCGCAACTTGGGCCCCCTGCTCCGTGCGATGAGACCCACGAATGGCATTTACCCGTATTTGCCCGTAATTTACCTGCCCCGAATCAATGTCAGCATTGTGCAGATTACAGAGGAGCCGAAATAGCCGAGCAGGCGAAGCGAGAGGAGGCGGGGGAATGAGCATCAAGTTCGACAGCAAAATGATTGAGAAGAACGTCCTGACGGGGCTGGATTGCGATGCCTGTGGGGAGGATATCCCTTTAGGGGAAGGCGGGGGTATTTGTCAGGGAGTCGGGATGCTAACCGTAACAGTGTCGGGAGGGTACGGCGAATACATGGACGGGAGTAGTCGCGTGATGCCGTGTGCAGACTGCGCCAAGCTGCTACAGGATGCCTTCCCAATGCTCTGGAAGAATGAGGTGTTCGTGCCATGAGTGACCTGCGGGAGATTGAAGCGTTGGCGAAAGCGACGTTTGCGGCCAACTTTCCAGGCCGCATCTGGAGCGAACAATCAGCGGAGTTCCATAATGACTACTATGTTCAGGCCGACCGCCTGCTTCCCTTCGTGCAGGCCCAGGTGGACGCGGGCCAAGTTGGGTACAAAGAGCGCATTGACCACCTAACCGAAAGCCTAAACGCGGAGATTGCGAAACGAAAGGCCGCCGCATATGTGCCCAGCAGCGACGAAGTGGCAGCCTTGCTTTGCGAGGAACACTACGACTGTGGGCAGTGTTATCGCTGGCAGCTAGCAGGAATAAAGCTAGCCGTGGACGAGGCGGTGGAGGCGGAGCGGGAGCGGTGGATTGAAAACGGTTTGTACACTCTGACTTTGGAGAAGTTGCTTGCGCGATGTGCCCACAGCATAGAACACGAAAAGGTGAGGCCGCTGGATGGAGGAATCATCAAGTGTGACCCGAATACATGTCGCAAATGTCACATTGAATCTATACTGAGCGCCGCCGCCGTCCGAGAGGGGGAGAAGTCATGAGCGCCCTAGTCGGAATTGTCGCTTGGTTTGCCATCATGTTTGTTGCGAGCCTGACTATGGGGCCAGAACGGTGCGACCGCTGCGGTTCAACCAATATTGGCAACTTTTCATGCGACGAGCCTTGCAGCGAGTGTAAGGACTGCGGACTGATAGGAGGAGCATAGACATGAGCGCGATTGAAGACATGGCGAAGCGGGCACTTTGCGAAGTGCAGCAGTTTGGCGATTCCGATGTGCACAGACTTGCCGGAGTTGCGAAAGAATCATTTGAGGCGGACGCGGCCATCATCGCCCGCCACTACCGGGTGGGCGTGAGGGAGTTGCTGCTGGCGGCGCGGGGGTGGGCTGGAGTTGCGGAGGCTGAGAGCATGGACGAGTACCGCAACAGAAAGGCCCGGCTCCGCAAGGCGCTGGAGGGCTACGCCGATGTCAAGTAAGCGGCCAACTTGCTTCAACTGTCGTACTGAGTACGTGGCGTCATGTAGCAGGGCCTACTGCCTCCGCTGCCTAGAGAGCGGCAGGGAGCTCAGGCCAATCCCGGTACTGCGTTCCCTGTGGTGGGACATGGAAGACTTGATTGCGTCGACCTTGGATTGGTGCCCCTTTGGCGACTGAGCCCACACCCCATCCCGAAGGCGGAGCCGGGATCAAGGAGTGCGGGAAGTGCTTGTTGGCCAAGCCGATAAACAGCTTCCCTATTCGCAAATATAAGCTGAAAATGGGCACTTCCTGCTGGTGCCACGAGTGTCATGCGGAGTATTATAGGGAGTGGAAGATGAATTCGGACCACTACAAACTGCCTCCGAACTACTGCCGATCGCGGGAATACAGCTCGTGGGTCAATATGCGGGCGAGGTGTCTAAACCCTAGGAGCAAGTCTTTCAAATATTACGGTGGCAGGGGAATTACGGTATGCCGTCGCTGGCACTGGTCCTTTCCCAATTTTCTAAAGGACATGGGTCCAAGGCCGGAAAGCACGACACTAGACCGCATCAACAATGATGGAAACTACGAACCAGGGAATTGTCGCTGGGCCACGGCGAAGCAGCAACAGTCCAATAAGCGAAAGAAGATTTTTAAAACTCCGCAAACCCCGCAGAGCTATTGACAGCCTCTGCCTTCCTGCATCACACTCCCATATGTAGTAGGGCTTCGCCAGGAGCCACAAGCTATACGCCCTCCCCGCGCGAGCCGGGGTCCAATCAAACAGCCAAGACCGGAGGACTGCCCAAGCTCATGTCGCGCAAGATTGCCGTTCAAGGCGAGACCGTGCACCTGAAGAAATCCATCGCTAAGCTACTAGTGCGCCGGCTGCTCGCTCGCTGGGTAGTGGTGAATCGGAGTATCCAGCGGGTGCCGATCAGTGAACTCCCGCCCGGAGTCTTCGCCCGACTGCCCCGCTGTGTAAGCCAGGCGAAGCCCTACATCCCAGACAAACTTCCACCTTACGAACTCCCAGGGCTGAAGTTCGAGCTTCCCGGAGGCATCCCGTCCCAGGTGAGGTTCCTGACCGTGGCTGCTCGGTCGCTAGTCCCATGAGAACCGCCGAGACGATTGAGCGGGAAAAGGCTGACAGGGAAGCGCCTGACAGCAGTGGCCAAACAGTCAAGCACCCAAAGACAAAGCACTTAGCCCCGTACCAGTGGAAGCCCGGGCAGAGCGGAAACCCCGGCGGGCGCAAGGTAGACCTCGCCAAGCAGATTGCCAGGGCCGTCTTCGAGCAGAATGAGGATGCAGCCATCTCCGCCTTTGCCAAGATTCTCCGCAAGGGCAACGCCTATGCCTTCAAGGAGTTAGCCGACCGCGCTTACGGAAAGGTGACAGACAAGCTAGAAGTGACGGAGAAACCCCCAACCGACGATGCCGACCTCACAAGCAGAATCGCGCAGCTTGAGCGAGATCTTGGCCTTGCGCGAGAGATTGACGAAGCTGGAAGAGCTGGCCTCGTTGCGGCAGGAACTGGCTCGCCGCCAAGCTCGCACGAAGATTAATAGCTACTTCCCCGACACCGGCCCCTTGCGCCGGGAGTTGTATCCCAAGCATTGCGAGTTTTTTGAGGCCGGCATAGACCGCCGAGAACGGCTGCTACTAGCGGCCAACCGCATCGGCAAGACCGAGGGCGTGGGCGGATACGAACTGACGCTTCACCTTACCGGGCGCTACCCCGCCTGGTGGAAGGGCCGAAGATTCAGCAGGCCGGGAGCATTCTGGGCTGCTGGCGACAACAGTAAGACGGTCCGCGAGATTCTTCAGCAGAAACTCTTGGGGCCCATCGGGGACTGGGGAACTGGCCTAATCCCTGGGGATGCGATTGTTCGCACCACGCGGGCGATGGGCATGGCGGATACGCTGGACTCGGTATTCGTTAAGCACGCCTCAGGTGGTACAAGCCGCCTAGTATTCAAGAGTTACGAACAAGGCCGGGAGAGCTTTCAGGGCACAGAGCAGGATGGCATCTGGCTGGATGAAGAGCCTCCGTTGGACGTGTACACGGAATGCCTGCTTCGCACCATGACCAACAACGGCATGGTGATGTGTACGTTCACTCCGTTGATGGGCCTGAGCGATGTGGTAATGCTGTTCCTGCCCGGCGGGAAGCTAGGGGAGCAGCCGGCAGAGGGTCGCTACGTGGTGATGGCGACGTGGGACGATGCGCCCCATCTGGACGAAGCGGCGAAGAAGGAATTGTGGGCCGCAATCCCGCCCTTTCAGCGAGACGCTCGATCTAAGGGCATTCCGCAGCTGGGTTCTGGTGCCATCTATCCGGTGCCGGAGAGCGAGATTGTCACGCCTGACATCCCCATCCCCAAGGAGTGGCCGAGGGCCTTCGGACTGGATACGGACATGGGTTCCGGGTTCACTGCGGCCATCTGGCTGGCGCTGAACCGCGAAACTCAGACTTTGTACCTCTACGACTGTTACAAGCGCAGTCGGTCAGAGCTGGCCGTCCATATTGAGGCGGTAAAGCAGCGTGGCGCATGGATTCCAGGCGTCGGCGACGCTGCGGCTCTGATCGTGACCGCACACGACGCCGAACAGCTAATCGGTCTGTACCGCAGGGCGGGATTGAACATCAACCTGCCCGATAAGAGCGTGGAGGCTGGGATTCAGAAGGTATGGGAACTGCTCTCTCAGGGACGACTGAGGGTATTCCAGTCCTGCCAGTCTTGGTTTGAGGAGTTCCGGCTGTACCGAAGGGACGAGAGGGGCAGGATTGTGAAGCAAAACGATCACTTGATGGACGCCACGCGCTATGCGGTTATGAGCGGACTAGCGAAAGCAATCACCGAGCCGTTGCCCAAGACACGCGCCCGCGCCGTACCTGCGGGGGGGGCCGATGGATGGATGGCGTGAAGAAGGTCCTCATCACCCCGGAGCAAACGAAGCAGTACATCACGGCGCGGGTATCAGCGCAACTGCATAAGGAGTACCCCATGCTGCCTCCGGGGAAAGTGGCCAGGCTTGCCTATTCGCTGTCGCGCAAGGCCCTGAAGTCCATCCCTGGCGGGAGGATTTTCCTAGCATTGAAGCCGGCGAACCGCTGGGAGAGGCTGAAAGAGGGTTCCTTCCCGACGTGGCTGAAGCGTTTCTTTCCTGTTAGGTACGAGGAGGCGGATGCCGAGTAAGGCCGACGAGACGCTATTAGAGACGGCGCGCAAGCGCTTTCAGCTCTGTGTGGATGCGGAACGCAAGATCCGCGAGTCTGCCTTGGCGGACCTAGAGTTCCGGGCCGGCGACCAGTGGGAACCATCAATCCGGGCGCAGCGGGAGGCGAAGTTCCGGCCCTGCCTGACCCTGAACGTCCTGCCAGCCCGCGAGAAGCAGATTCTGAACGACCTGCGGCAGAACCGACCGGCGATCAAAGTCCATCCCGTTGATGACAAAGGGGACCAAGAAACTGCCGAAGTATTTCAGGGCCTCATCCGGCATATCGAATACGACTCGAATGCCGACGTAGCTTACGACACGGCGGTGGCCTCTGCGGTGCGGGGCGGCTTTGGATACTACCGGATCGTAACTGAGTACGAGAACCCGTTCAGCCCAAACCAAGTGCTGAAGGTCAAGCGAGTGCGGAACCCGTTCACGGTGTACGTTGACCCCAACTGCCAGGAGCCGGACTACTCGGATGCCAAGTTCTACTTCGTATTCGAGGATCTGACTAAAGACGAATACAGAAGCCAGTATCCCGACAGTGATTTGGCGGGGATTGATGATTGGACTTCGATAGGGGACACCCCGCCGGACTGGTTAGCCAAGGACTCGGTGCGGATAGCCGAATACTGGTACATCGAGGAAACGCCGGAAACACTGGTGACGCTGCGGGATGGCTCCTCCGCCATCAAGAGTTCATTGCCGGAGGGCTTTAGCGAAACAGAAATCGTTGCCCAGCGCGAAACGCGAGTTCCGGTCGTAAGGTTCTGCAAGCACAACGCCCAAGAAGTTCTGGAGCGGGTTGAATGGCGGGGCCGGTGGATTCCCATCATCCCGGTATTGGGAGATGAACTGGACGTTGATGGCGAGCGCAGCCTAGAAGGGCTGGTGCGGCACGTCAAAGATGCGGTCAAGATGGGCAACATGATGGCGAGTGCCCAGGTGGAGACCATCGGCATGGTGCCACGGTCCCCCTGGCTGGTAGCGGAGGGTCAGATTGCTGGTTATGAGGATTTGTGGAACCAGGCCAACCGCGAAAATCTAGCCTACCTGCCGTACAAGCCTACCGACCTGATGGGTCAGCCAGTGCAGCCACCACAACGCCTAATCTCCGAGCCGGCGGTGCAGGCCATCACCCAAGCCCGCCTCCAGTTCAACGACGATTTAAAAGCTATTACGGGGATGTACGACGCGCAGCTAGGCCAGCGGTCGAACGAAACCAGCGGTCGCGGCATCCTAGCGCGGCAGCAGCAAGGGCAGCTTGGGAACTTTCACTATTCCGACAACCTGACCCGCGCCCAGCGGCACGAAGGCCGCATCTTGGTGGACCTAATCCCTAAGATTTACGACACCCCGCGGGTGCTGCGGATTATCGGCGAGGACGGGGAACAGAAAACCACGCTAGTCAACGGACATATGTTGGGTCAGGACGATCCGAGGCTTCAGGGTGTGAAGAACATCTACGACCTGAGCGCCGGAACCTACGACGTTACGGTTGCTTCCGGCCCGAGTTTCCAGACCCGCCGCCTCGAGGCGGTGGCGTCACAGCTTGAGGTCATCCGGTCAGTGCCTCAACTCTTTCCTTTGGTGGGAGACCTCATCGCCAAGAACATGGACTGGCCTGGAGCGGATGAGTGGGCGAAGCGGCTCAAGAAGTCCCTGCCTCCTGGGCTTGCCGACGAAGAGCAGCAGCCCATATCCCCGCAGGCACAAGCGATGATGCAACAGCAGGCCCAGATGGTCGAGCAGTTGACGGCACATCTGAACGCGGCCAATCAGAAGCTAGAGGCTAAGGTGCCGGAGCTCGAGAGCCGGGAACGCATTGAGATGAGGAAACTCGAAGTACAGGTCCTCGTTGCCGAGATTGAAGCCAAGGCCCAAGAATCCCTCATCCGCATGAAGATGGAAAATCAGGTGTGGTCGGAACTACACGGCGCCGCGAGCGACCATTTGATGCAGGCAACCGACCAGCGCCACGAAGATATGCAGCGTCAGGCCGCACAGGAAGCGGCCGCGCAGCAGGCGCAACCGCCCGCAGAAGGCAACGGGCAGCAACCACCCATCCCACAAGTTTAGGAGGCGGTTCATCGCCTTCGGAGCCCTAGCGGCGGGGCAATACACCGCGCTGTTCATCCATCGGAGTCCACGATGCCCACAGAAGACCAAACAGTTCAGGAATCTGCCGCGACCGAGTCCCCAGCCGGCCAAGAGGCTGTTGCGGAGACCCCGGAGCAAACCCCCGCTGTATCGGCACCAGCGGATGAAGGCGAACAGGAAGAGAAACCCAAGCCCAAGGGCGGCTTTCAGCGCCGCATCGACCGGCTGACGCGGGAACGCGAGGACGCAGCTCGGCAAGCGGACTTCTGGCGCGGCAAGGCGCTGGAAGCGAAGCCTGCCGAGGCACCACGCGAGGAACCGACAGACGACCCCAAGCCCAAGTTCTCGGACTTCGGCGAGTGGGAGACGTTCTTCGACTCACGTGATGCCTGGAGTGAGCGTCAGGCTAAGCGGATTGCCAAGGCGGAAGCCGGGGCGGTACGCGAGGCCATGATTCAGGAAGAAGCCCAGCGGCAGCAGGAAGCAGATCAGCGCACCGTCGCCCAGCAATGGACGAAGCGCGAGGCAGAGTCGTCCCAGCGGTTCCCGGACTTCATAGAGAAGGCCGAGGACTGCCGGGAAGCCTTGGAGGTGGTTAGGACGGAACCGGGAGTACCGGTGCTGGCCGAAGCCATCCTCCGCAGCGACCCCACGGGAGAGTTCGAGTATTACCTGGGCTCCCACCCGGAAGAGGTCGAGCGCATCGCCAGGCTGCGGCCGGTAGAAGCTGGCATCGCCATTGGCAAGGTTTTCTCCACGTTCGCAACCCAAGAATCTGCGGGGCGCAGCGCCCCGCCCGTGAGCAAAGCGCCGCCGCCACCGAAACCAGTGGGCAAGTCCTCACCAACGGCAACCGGGTTGAGTGATGACCTGTCGCCGGAGGAGTGGAAGAAGCGGTTCTTTGCAAAACTCGAAAGGAAATAGCACATGGCAAGCACTTACTTGACCCCTACGGCAGTGACCCGCGCCATCGCGGCGATCCTGCACCAAAGGGGAAGGTTCCTCCAGCGAATCAACAAGCAGTATGACCCACAGTATTCGCAAGAGGGTCAGCGGCACGGCGGCGGGTCCATCAAGATCCGAATGCCCAACCAGTACACCGTTCGCACCGGCACGGTGATGGACGTGCAAGACACCACGGAAGCCAGCGAGACGATGACCATTGGCACGATGAAGGGCGTGGACCTGAACTTCTCGGACACGGACTTGGCATTGTCCATTGAGGACTTCACCAAGCGCTTCATCAATCCGGCAGTCGCGGCCTTGGTTTCCAACATCGAGGCGGACATCATCGTTGGCGCGTGCAATGGAGTGGCCAACATGGTGGACAACGACGGGGCTGCATTCAGCTTCCTGAACATCATGCAGGCCCGGCAGAAACTCATCGAGGGCTTAGTGCCCGACGACGAGGACGAGTTGAGCCTATTCCTGACTCCTTCGCACAACACGAAGTACGTGGATGCGGTGAAGGGCTTGTTCGCCCCGGCAGGGCGGATTGGCCAGCAGTATCAGGAAGGCATGGTTGGACCGGTTGCGGGAGTGGGCTGGGTCGGCACCAGCACGCACCTGACGGACCTGACCACGGGGACAGGCAGCAAGGGCGACACGTTGTACAACGTGAACCCCGGAAGCCAGGTCGGTGCGGCCATCACGGTCGATACCGGAACCATCACCATGAAGAAGGGCGAGGTTGTGACCCTTGCGGGCTGCAACGCAGTACACCCAGAAACCAAGGTGGACCTGGGCTACCTCAAGCAGTTTGTTTTGACGGCAGACCACGGGGCATCGTTCACCACGCTGAACATCTCACCATCCATTGTGGTGACGGGCGGCGGGCAGAACGTGACCGCATCCCCCACCAACGGCGGTGCGGTTAGCAAAATCGGGGCAGGAAACGGGGAGCTGCTGAATCGCACCCTGTACTTCCACCGCGATTTCTGCGCGGTCGCGTTCGCTGACCTGGAAAACCCCAAGAAGTACGGAGCCTGGGGCGATGTTCAGGTACTGGATGGCGTCTCGGTTCGCCTGTGGCGGCAGGGTGACATCACGAACGGGGCATTTCCGACCCGCCTGGATGTCCTCTACGGCTACAAAGTAATCCGGCCACAACTGGCCTGCCGCATTCACGCGGACGGCTAATCATCAGGGTGATTCCAATCTGGGCCGCTCTTAGGGCGGCCCTGGATTTCCCGAAAGGAGAAACGCAATGGCAATCGGAGAATATCTCGGGAACGGAAACCCGGATGGCAGTTCGTTCGGGTCCGCCATCACCGAGAAGATCAGTTTCTACGGCATCACGCCCGTCGTGCAGGCGCAAATCGCTGCCGCCGGCACGGACGCCGCGACCACGCAGACGTTGGCAAACGACCTGCGGACAAAGCTCATCGCCCTGGGACTTGTGAAAGCCTGATCCCAGCTAAACCGGATGGGGCTGGGCGTTCAGGCGTCCGGCCCCGCCCGAATCCAAAACAAGGAGATTCACCATGCCGCTGAGAGAAGGCGCGTTAGACCGCGATGCCATTGCAAGCCTAGTGGGCTTGAAGGCCGCGGACAAGATCAGTTTCTACGGAGTAGCCGCCGTATCCCAGGCCAGCATCGCCGCAGCCGGAACCGATGCCGCAACGACTCAGACCTTGGCGAACGATTTACGCACCAAACTCATCGCCCTCGGACTGGTAGTTTAGCTCATGCGGGGCGGCGAAGGTCGCCCCGTGTGGTTTGCGCCAGCATGAGAGTCATTTTCGCCATCCCGGCACTCACGGGCACGTTGCACTCGCACTGCGTCTTGAGTCTGATGCAGGCGCAGCGCATTTTGGACCTCAAGGGAATCCCCCACGAACTGTTCATCTTGGCGAATTGCCCGATGATCAGCGTGGCGCGGAACACCCTGACCGCGATGTTCATGGCGGACGCCGAAGCCACGGACCTGTTCTTCATCGATTCAGACGTGGGCTTCGATTCAGAGGCCGTTGTCAAGATGCTGGAGCGCCCGGAGGAGGTTGTGGCCGGGGTCTACCCCCTGAAACGCGCCGAGGGGGGCTTCCCGGTACAAATCAAGACCGAAGATGGCGTTCCGCTGGGGCGGGAGGGCTTAATCGAGGCCGACTTCCTGCCTGGCGGGTTCATGCGTATCAAGCGCAGCGTATTCGAGAAGATGATGGTGTCCTACCCCGAACTAAAGTATGAGGACAGCGTGGTGTGGGTGGACAGCGGCACGCTGCAGGCGGCCTATGACCTGTTCAGCATGGGCGTCTATGGGCGGAGATTCCGGGGAGAGGACTTCGCGTTCTGCCAACGCTGGCGGGACATCGGGGGACGGTGCTGGGTTTATCCAGACATCGACTTCCAGCACATCGGCAGCAAGGCATATAAGGGCAATTACCATGAACACCTGCTCCAGCTTCCGGGCGGGGCTAAGTCTGACCTGCACCTAGAGAAGGCGCGCAAATTAGAGGGCTGGATGACCGAGCCAGAGTTGGTCTGGTTGGCGCAGCAGGCGACATTCCGCCAGAAAATCGTCGAGTTAGGTTCATTCCTCGGACGTTCTACTAGGGCACTGGCCGACAACACGCCGGGAACGGTGTGGGCGGTGGATGACTGGAAGGGGCCGCGGGACTTCGGGGAGTGGGAACCGGAAGTCAGTGCCGGGGTTTTCCCCGGATTCATTGAGAACATGGGTGACTTGATTCAGGCGAAGAAGGTGGTGCCGGTCAAGAGCAAGCACGAGGAACTGGACATCTCCACCTTGCCCGTACCGGACATGGTGTTCCTAGACGGGCACCATACCTACGAGGCCACCAAGCGGGAGATACTGCGCTGGCAGGCACGCCTGCAGCCGGGTGGCCTGCTTTGCGGCCACGACGCGAACTGGGAGAGTGTTGCTCAGGCCGTGAGCGAAGTCCTGCCGAGAGCCGAGACGGCTCCCGGGACGCAGATTTGGCACTCACTGGTGAACCCGTGAAGCTCACAGCGACCCAGCGCCGCCGCCTACAGTATGCGCTGTTCGCCCTGCCCGGAAGGCGATACCCCATCCCCGACAAGTCCCATGCCGCCAATGCTAGGGCGCGGGTGATGCAGTTCGGGACGCCAGCGGAGAAAAAGACGGTATTCGCCAAGACCTTCAGGTTCTTCAGGTAGCCCATGCCAGTTCTAGCCAACGATTACTCCAATTTCAGTTACACCACGAACGGCAAGGCCATCGTTAAGCGCGCCCTGCGGCTCTTGGGGGCAATCTCATCCGGCGAGGAACCATCCGGCAATGAGTTGACGGATGGGATCGAAGCCCTGAACAAGATGCTGGACTCCTGGAACTCGGAAAACCTCATGGTGTGGGCGCTGGAGGAGTTCAGTTTCACCACGAACAGTCGCAGCATGAGTGTCGGGCCGGGGGCTGACTTAGATATGCCACGCCCCGGAAGTCTGGAGAGGGGCCAAGTGTTCATCCGCAAGGATGAAATCAGCTACCCGTTGGAACCCATGACCTCGGCGGAGTGGGGCTTGGTGGAGGGGCTGACAAGTTCGGGTCTTCCGAATGCCTTCCACTATGACCGGGCGGTTGCGTTCGCCAGCCTGAACTTCGACATCACCCCAGACCAAACATACACCCTGGTACTAAGAGTCCCAACGCTGCTGCGGCAAATCACATCGGCGGTTGCGACGATTCAGCTTCCCGCCGGATATGCCGAGGCGCTGGATTATAGCCTAGCCATCCGCTTGGCGCCGGAGTATGGGAAGGAAGTCCCTTTGACGATTCTCGACATAGCGACCACGGCGCGAGCCAAGATTCAGCGCAACAATGTCAGGGTTGGTGAGTTATTCGCGGACTCAGTGCAGACCTGTGACTCGGGGGGTCTCCTGCTGGCCGACATCAATTCCGGTTTGCTGCGGAGGTTCTGAAGTGCGACAAGTTGGTTTCGTCGGGCCGACCTACACGCAGCAGAGCGTGAACGTGGACGCGCAGAGGACGCTGAATCTCTACCCCGAAGTGGACGAGAGCGGACACGGCAAGAACGCGGAAATTGCTTCCATGCCGGGAACGCCAGGACTGGTAAAACTGTCGAGCGCAGGCAGCGGCCCCTGTCGCGGGATGCACTATGTTTCGCGCTCTAATCGGGCCTTCATGGTGAGCGGGGCCGAACTCTATGAGATCACCGACCCGTCGGTTCCAGTGGTGCGGGCGACACTGGATACGAACCTAGGCTATGTCTCACTTGCCGACAACGGCATAGAGATGTGCCTGGTGGACGGTACTTCGCTGTATCTCTACACCTTGGCCACGGATGTAGTAACCAAGCCGGCCACGCCGGGATTCAGTGGGGCGACGCGGGTATCTTTTCAGGATGGATACTTCATCGTCAACCGCGCCGATACCCAGCAATTCTTTCTCAGCGACCTGTACAACGGAAGTTCCTGGGACGCCCTGGATGTAGCTTCCAAGGAGGGGGAACCCGACAACCTGCTGAGCCTGGAAGTGGATCATCGGGAACTGTGGCTGTTCGGGGAACGCACCACGGAAGTCTGGTTTAACTCCGGCGACCCATTGTTTCCCTTTGAGAGAATCCAGAACGCCTTCCTGCAGGAGGGCATCGCCGGGGCAAACCTGGTGGAGCGGGTAGACAACTCCCTATTCTGGGTGAAGCGCGACCGCAACGGACAGCACATGGTCATGCGGGCCGACGGGTACGTGGGTCAGCGCGTCTCGACCTTTGCCCTCGAACAGGCGATGTCTGGCTATGGCGACATCAGCCAAGGGACGATGTGGAGCTACATGGAGCGGGGCCACAGCTTCCTGCTAATCAACTTCCCAAATGCTGACCGCACTTGGGTCTTCGACGCCGCCACTCGGCTGTGGCACGAACGCGACTACACGCCGCCCACAGGCAAGAAGCACACGCGCCACCGAGCGGAACATCATATCCTACTTGGGACGAAACACATTGTTGGGGACTACCAGAACGGGAATGTCTACGAACTGAGCGAAACCGCCCGAACGGACGACGGGGCGCCCATCACTAGGCTGCGGGACACGCCCTACATCGCCGAGGAAGGGAAGCGCATCTTCTTCCCCGTCGTCCAGTTGGACATGGAGACTGGCATCGGCGCCGGGAATGGGGCGGCATCGAATCCCAAGGTGGCGCTGTCTTGGACCGACGATGGCGGGCATACATACTCGGATGAACACGTCGTCTCGGCGGGCAAGGTTGGAGAATATGGGGCGCGGGCACGATGGACTCGTTTGGGTTCGTCGCGGGGCCGCAGTTTCCGCGTGAAGATTACGGATCCGGTTAAGGTAACGCTGATTTCCGGCTTTGGGGAAGTAACTGCCGGGGCTCACTGATGGCGCTACCGTCGCTTCCGCCGCCGCCCTATCGCAGCCCCATTGCAGGCAGGCACGGAGTTCTGACCGGCGACTGGCAGCGCTGGTTCCAGTTGCTCTACCAGTGGCTTGGCACCAGCACGGGCAGTGCCCCGCTGAATGCGGCGAACGTAACCGGCATCGTACCGGCCTCGAATCTGGCGATTGGAGTGAGTATAAACGTGACCGCCGACGCCGGGGCCGGGGTGGGGATTGATCCCAACATCACAAACGACGCCGAGGTAGTGGCTACCTTGATGGTTGGTGGCGAGACGGCGCGCTTGAGAATAGGTCGTCCTCCGTCCGCCACCGCGGCCTGGAACGTGTACCGGGCGGGCGTAGTGGAGTATGCGAATGTCCCATCACACGCCTTCCAGGTCCTGGCACTCTCCACGGCCTACTTCATGGGCTACGACGTGGTAACGCAAGCATGGGCCATCTCGACGGTATACGGGGACATTGTGGGAGACAACGTGATTCGCTTTTTCGGGACGACCCCGGACCCGCTGTAATGACCTACCGACTGCTTACGCAAGAGGAAAAGTCCAAGGTAGCGGAAATCTGGCCCAAGTACGCCGGGCTGGACCTCGCCAACGTGCCGATTGCTGGCGCGGTAGACGATGGGGGCGAGGTCAGGGCCTTTGCAGTGGAGAACTGGGTTCCACACTGCGAGCCGATCTGGATAGGCGAACGGGCGCCGGTTGATTTTCGTCGCTTGGTAGCCGTCATTGAGAAGAACGTGAAGTCACGACACCCTGAATTATGGCTCTTCGCCCCGAACGACCATGCGGTTCGGATGGCTGAGATTTGCGGAGCCAAGGATACGGGCTATCGCGTGATGCGGAAGGAGCTTTCATAATGCCATCGATTGCGATTGCCGCTGGGATTGGGGCCGCCGGGAGCATTGCGAGCGGAGTTATCGCCAGCTCCGGGGCGGGCAAGGCTGCTGACGCTACGCTTCAGGCGGGCCGCGAAGCCAACGCGCTGCAGGAGAAAATCTACAATCAGAACCGCACTGACATTCTGCCCTGGATTACCTCGGGCGGTGCAGCGCTCGGGAGGCTCGATTATCTCTTAGGGCTGAATCCGGGTTCCACGTCCTCCGGGGCGATGCAGGCGAACTATGGACCAATGGGAACAGCGCCATCCGCTGGAAGTTGGGGCGGCGCGGGGAATGCGAGTGAAACTGCGGCCCAGCGTTACGCAAGGCTTTCGGGCCCCGCTAGGCAATGGCAGTCGGAAAACGACCTCTCCCGCCTGCGAGACGTGAGTTCGGTCATCGACCAGGGAAACGTGGACGTATCGGCGCAAGGTCCCGGAGCGGGCAGTTGGGGTGCCGGCGGCACGCCCGAAGCTACAGTCAGCAACCCGCTTCCCGGAATCATCGGAAACTATCTACCGTCGAGCGGGCCGGGAGCGCTGGACCCGCAGGGTGCCAGCACGGGTACGGGAACGGCCTTCGGTGCAACACCAGGGCAAACTACCGGAGAGGCAGCATCGGGACAGTTTGGTTCCTTGATGCGCGACTTCGGCATTCCGGACTTCAACGTAGATCCCGGCTATTTATTCCGCCTGCAAGAGGGCCAGAAGGCGCTGGACAGGTCGGCGGCGGCAAGGGGCGGACTGTTCAGCGGCGGAACCATCAGGGCCTCGGACCAGTACAACCAGAACTTCGCGTCGAACGAGTACGGGAACGCCTACAACCGCTACCAGAACAACCGGCAGACGAAATACAACTTCCTCTCGGGACTTGCGGGGCTGGGTAGTCAGAACGCGCAGACGCTCGCGGGAATCGGCGGGGATTACGCCAACAATGCCGCGAACATCATGACCCGCTCCGCCTCCAACGCCGCGCAACTGAGGGCGTCAGGCTATGGTGCCCTAGCGACCGGGGTAGGGGGGGCATTTGGCAACCTCTCCGGGCTTGCGGCTTACTATGCTGCGATGAACCAGCAACTCCCGAAAGTGACGGGGTAACGACAATGGCTGGATACTACACACCGCCGCCGACTTTTCTTGAGCAGATGGGCCAGGCCGAAGCCATCCGCAACTCGCAACTGGAGCGCCGCCAAAGGCTGATGCAGTTGGCCGAGAACCAGCGCCAGTTGGACGAGAATCAGAAGATCCGCCAGGCTGCGGAAGGCGCGATAACGCCGCAGTCAGCGCAGATTACCCTGCCTCCGGCCCAACTCCCGCCGGATTCCGGGCCACTAGGAAGCTACGGGGGCATCACGCTTCCAGGCATCACCTCTCAGGTGAAAGGACCCACGGCCTTTGACCGCCAGACCTACTACAAGAATCTTCCGCCGCTGGTAGCGATGAACGAGCAGGCGCGCTTCGCCCAACAGGACGCGGAACAGCAGAAGGCGAAAATCGATAACCAAAAATCCCTTGCCACCCTGACGGAGACGGAACTCAAGAACCATAGCGCCCAGGCTGGCATCATCGCGCAACGGTCGAATCAGATTCTCCAACTACCGGAGGAGCAGCAACTACGGGCCCTCGGAGATGGACTTCATCAGTTCGTCCAAGATGGGATTATGACCCCCGAACAGGCGAATCGTACCTGGCAAGCCGCGCAGACTAACGGGGTACGCACGGTCCTGCAGCAGGCCGCGATGGGGGGGGTCAGCGCGCAGAGCGTCTTTGATGCGGAACAACGACGGCGCGCGGCCGCCCAGGAACCAACCCGCCGGGAAATGGACGACTGGCTGGCGAAGAACCCCGGCAAGGGACCTGCCGACTATGCCGCATGGAAAGCCAGCGGCAACAGCAGTTCCACCTCCACCGACCCGATTACCGGCATAAAAACGACCACACTATCATCCCACGGGCCAGGTCCCGTCCGGGGCCGGAGTCCAGTCAGTCCCGCGCCAGCGGCTACGCCGTACCCTGGACCCATGCAAGGCGCTGCTCCGACGACCATGCCGACCTTGCCTCCGCAGGCTCAAGCCCTAGTTGACCAGATTGGCCAGGGCAAAATGGCCCTGACTCGCCTCGACTTCCTGATGGCGCGGAATCCCGTGATTCTCGATGCGGTCGCCGCGCAGTATCCAGACTTCGATTCATCGAAGGTCAAGGCATACACCGACGCCTACCGCTCCTTCACCTCTGGCACCGACAGCAAGCAGGTCAACGCTGGGGCGGTAGCGATGCAGCACCTCAAGCAACTCCGGGACATCAACGACGCCGACCCGGTCGGGGCGCGGACGCCGGGGACTAAAGCTTATCTCGCATTCCACAATCTGCTCGACACCGTGGCGGACGAACTGATGACCTTCTACGGTGAACCCAAGACGAATGAAGCCGTCTCTTCCAAGAAGGGTACGCTCGGAAGCGTCTTCAATCGCGATGCGGCCATCGAGGAGCAGGCAAACGCGATGGGCGTGAAGATCGACGAACTGCAACAGAAGTGGGAGAACGCCGCCCCCAGTCCTGCTTATCAGGCCCCGATGCCAGGCTGGTCGCAGAAGGCCAAGCGGGCTCGGGCAGCGCTGGACCCGACGTACACGGTGCCCGCTGAAGTTCCGCGCCCAGCCCCGAGCAAGCGTCCGTCCTCGACCGCAGGGCAGACGTTCCGCTACAACCCGCAGACGGGACAATTGGAGCCACAGTAATGCCGCAAGGCGACATCGAAGTGCTGGTTGGCGCTGACACCCTCACCTTCCCGGCCGGGACTCCTCCAGAAGTGATGCGGCGCGTGGCATCGCAGCACAAGCCGAGTCTGGGAAGTATCAACGCCCAGGCCCAGCAGAACATGGCGCAGCAGGATCCAGCCCTCGCCAAGATGGGTGTGTCTCCCGGCGGGGAAGCGGTCGGTCAGCGAGGCCAGGGGGATTTGCGCACGGCGGCGCTTCTGGCTCCCGTACATCCCTTGGCCGCCGCAGCGGTAGCCCTAGGGCCGAGTGGAAGGTCGGCGCTCGGCAGCGACTTGTGGGGGATGGCAAAGGGTTCCGTCATTCCACCGCCGGTCGCTTTCGCGCAGAATGCTTTGGAATCCCTGAAGAGCCTTCGGGAAACAGGGAAGACCCCGGAGCAACTCGCCCTCGAGCAGCGCCGCGCCGAAGGGCGCAGCTTGCCCTACTCCGCACTGGCCGTTCCCGCCGCTGAAGGACTGGGCGTGAACGTCTCAGGCATGGAGCAGGCAGCAGCGCAAGGCGATACCAGCGGAGTGCTGGGCCATGCGGCGGCCGTGCCGACGTTCCTGGCGGCGACATATGGCGTGGCCCAGGGCGTCCCAAAAATGGCGGAAATGGCGAGGTCGCCCGGTCCTGCAATCGCGCGGGCCGCAATCGAGCAGACACTACGCCCACCACCGAAAGCGTTTCGCTTTGGGAAAGACCCCGTAGGCTTCGTGATTGACAACGGAATCACGGCCAACTCGCTCCCAGAGTTTACGAAGGCTATCGAACAGACGGTAGAGGCCAAGAAGGCTGACCTGTCCGCGGTTCTGAAGGATGCTCCGCCGGTAGACCTGAAGCCAGCCGCGAAGCTGGCACGGGATGCGATTGACCGCAGCATCCGGGCGCGCTCCGTCAAGTTGACTGACCAGCTCGCGAAGTTCTATGAAGATCGATTCGGCGGAGGGCAAACGCTTACGGTGTCAGCAGCCGATGCTGCCGATATTCGGCACGGCATTCAGGCCGAAACGAACTGGGGTACGGACAGCCCAGGACTAAACTCCATCCGCAAGCAAGTGCAGCATGAAATCGGGGAGGCTGTGCATAAGGCGGAACCGAAGTCCATTCCCTTGGACGAACAGGTTTCCAGCGGAATCGAAGCAGCCAAGGCGGCCAAGGTTCAGGAACTGGCGGCCGAGGCTGGCCGCAGGCCCGTGCGCTTTGGGGCGCGATTTCCGCTTGCCGGCTCAATGATTGGGGGAGGAATTGGCGGAGCCATCGGTGGACCGGCTGGTGCTGGCGTTGGCGCTGCTGCTGGCGGAGCTATCGCGCGCACTGGTTTGCAGGCCTTAGCTGAGCCAGTTGTCAGTACGCGGGTGGCGCGAGTCTTGCGGCGCAGGCCGCGCTAAAGATTCCGCGACTGCCCGAAGAATTTGTCGAACGCTCCACAGATATATAGCACGGCCAAGATTAGCAGAATGGTTCCAATCCGGATGCACATACAGCCTCTCGCCCCCTATTCCATTCCCCCGGGAGCCAGAAAGTCAAGTTTCCATGCCCTGGACCAGACGCCAGTTCCTGTACTTGCTCTCCAAATCGTCTCCGCTGACCGAGGCCCAGAAGGCTAGGATGCTGGCGGAGCGCAAGCGCAATCCCGGCCTGATTAAGCGCAAGGTCTGAATCTACGTAAATCCATAGAACGCGCCAGGCTCTAATATGAGCGCCCTTCGCCGTCTTTTCGCCCCAAAGCACAAGCGAAGGCTAGGCGAAGGCCCAGGGGCAGGTACGCGCGGGTACACAGGCAAGACTGAGAGGAGTCCGACGTGATATTCCCCTATCCCCGATTCCACGGGACTGACCCCACGACAGGCACCCCCTTGGCGGCAGGGAAGGTGTATTTCAAGCTGGCTGGGACGGCTACGGACCACGACTCCTATGCTGACGCCGCCCTGACCACCCCAAACACCAATCCCGTCGAACTTGACGGCGCCGGGGAAGCGACCATCTTCCTGGATCCGGCCATCGCCTACAAGGTCATCCTAACTGACGCTTATGACGCGGAGGTGTGGACGGTTGACGGAGTACAGACCCCGGAGGGCGGGGAGTTTACCGCCCTTGCGGTGGTTAGTGACGGCTCGATCGGTGGCAACCTGGGCGTAACCGGAACGGTGACGGCCAACAGGTTGATAGTGGCCGACTCTACCGAAGTGGCGAACCTGAATGCCGCCACGCTCAAAGGAAAGACTTGGGCGGTCCCCGACCCTATCGGCGCCACTACTCCCACGTCAGGCGCTTTCACGTCGCTCTCGGCCAGCGGCGATGCCGCCATCACGGGAAACGAGGCGGTAGGCGGAAGCCAGGACGTGGCTGGGGCGGTGACGCACCACGCCGAAGTCACATATCAAACAGCCAATGCCGCCAAGTGGATTCGCGCCTGCAACTCCGAAGAAATCACGCTCTCAACCGGTGGGACGACTACTGATTCCGCCACCAACCTGCTCCCGAGCAACAGCATCATCGAAGCCGTAGTAGCGCGGGTCACTGCGACCATCGCAACCGCGACGGACTGGAAGGTTGGCGACCCGACGCAGGGAGCCCGGTTCCTCGCCGCGACCACTGACCTTGCCTCGGGAACGGTCAAGGTATGTCTGCTGCACATGGATCCGACGGTTGCAACGGCAAACCTAGGGCCGGTGCAAACCACCAGTGCGAAGCTGCGGGTGACGACTACGGGGACACCGACTACCGGGAAAATCCGATTCTCCGTTTTCTACCGCCAGTTTGTGGCACCAACCTCATGAGAGAGCCCATGCGAAAATTGCTTCTAATCCTGTTCCTGGCGGCGGCTGCCGGCGCCCAAGTCGTAGTGCCCGGCTCTGGCTCGGGGACTACCACGGCCCCTGCCGGCCCATCGACCAAGGTGGTGCCTAAGAGCTGTTCCGGGACGGACAAGTTCTCCCGCGTGGATGCCGCCGGAAACTTGACCTGTTCGGCGGACGTTAGTGGCGGAGCTGGGTCGCTCGCACTGGCTGACCTGACGGACGTGGATGCGACTACGGGTTCGGGTGCTACGGTGATGTTCAACGCCGTTCCGGTGCTGCTCGGCTACACGGTAGCGACTTTGCCGGCGGCGGGAACGGCGGGAAGAATCGCGGTGGTGAATGACGCCGCTACGGCAGGAAGCTGCACTTCTGGAGGCGGGTCAGCCCTCGCGTTTTGCCGGGATTCCGGTTCGGCGTGGCAACCGCTAGGAGATGGAGGCGGATCAGGCCACAATCTCCTGAGCGCGACCCACAGCGACACGCTAGGGGCGAGCGTAGTGCTGGGCGACCTGATAGCCGGGAACGCGACTCCTAAGTGGGCGCGGGTCGCCGGCAATATCACAACCGCCAAACAGTACCTCAGTCAGACGGGGAATGGCAGCATCTCGGCGGTTCCGGCTTGGGCGACAATCGCCGAAGCCGATGTCACCAACCTGGCGACCGACCTCGGGAATAAGGTTCCAACCTCGCGTAACATCGGAACGACCGGGCCGCTGGGGGGTGGCGGCGCCCTCTCCGGTGATCTGACATTGACCTGTACCGGATGCTTGACATCGGTGACGGCCCACAACCTACTCAGCGCCACGCACGGAGACACTACGGCAGCCTCCGCTACCCGTGGGGACATGGTTGCGGCCATCGGGGCCTCACCGAAATGGGAGCGCGTGGCTCACTCCGCCGCTACCGGAGGTTACTGGAAATGGAACGGCACGGACGTGGTGGCTTCTACCGGAGCCGCATCGGGGACAGGGACGCCGACCGCCTGTACCAATCAGGCCGTGACCGGCTTCACGCTGGCTACCGACGCCGCGCCAACCAGCACTTGCACCACGCTCACGTCGTCGTTCATTGATAAGACAACGTTCAGCGCGGTCACCTGGCTGGCGAACGCCGATTCCACCTGGACGTTCGACACCACAGGCGCTACTAGCCCGGTGTTTAGCTTCACCGGGTCGAACATCAACGTCTCTACTGGCGGCCTGCAGGTTGGCGGGAATGCGGTACTGACCGGGAACCAGAGCATCACGCTCTCCGGGGACGTTACGGGAACCGGGGCAACGGCCATCACCACGGTCAACGTGAACCTGCCGGACGGGGTGACTCAAGCGGGGCATCTGCTGGTATCGGGCATGGCGGCCCCCGCTTCGCCAGCGTCGGGCAAGGTCAAGGTTTTCTTCGACTCAACCGACCTGCGCTTCCATGACAAGAACGCTTCCGGCATCATCGGCACGACCGTCGTGGCGGATGCCGGAGCAAGCAACAATTTCCTCACCGCTATCAGCGCGGCAGGGGCTATCAGCAAGGCGCAGCCAGCATTCACGAATCTTAGTGGGTCGGCTACGGATGGCCAGGTGCCGGACGGAATCACCCTCTCACAGAACGTAGTGACCGACTGGCAAGACTGGACGGAGATTGCGGCCCCAGCATCCCCCGCGGCCGGGAAAGCGCGGGTCTACGCCAAGACCTCATCCGGGGAACTATGCGCCAAGTCAAGTGGTGGAGTAGAAACCTGTATGTCGGCAGGGACCGGCGGAGGAGCGAACACAGCCCTCTCCAACCTGGCATCCGTCTCCATCAATGCCGCGCTGGTCCCGCAGACCACACTTGATTTGGGCGATAGCA